AAAAAATGGAATATGCCGATCCAGAACTGGCGGCTGGCTATGAGTCGTTTTATTATCGAGTTCGGTGAGCGTTTAAACGCCCACCTTTAATAGGTTGGCAGTTACACAAAATTACGGACAGGCTCTGTGGTTGCTTACAATGAAGTTATCACTCCCTCGCTCTTTTAATCAGCCCCCCCCCTTAAAATAAAATTATAAGCCGGAAAAATCAATGCCAAACCTGAGAACCCTCAGTCGATTCAATTCATTTTTCGATGCTATTCTATATAATGCCTCCTTGGCATTCTCAGAGATAACTTTATATTTTTCACCCCCAGAATCAAAGCCGCCGAACTTCAAACATGTACTGACAAATGAAGCCAAATTTTCGCCTAGATCACTAGTAAATAAGCTGTAGTACTCATCTGACGAAGTGTTTGATAAAATATCAATATCGTCTGGGTGCCAACCATTACGACCTGCGATTCTGCTTAATACGTCTTTTGCATTTTCTTTTTCTTTGTTTTTTTCATAAATAAATCTAAATCTCTCCAAAATATCAGGATCGTTAATATCACCAAAATGATTTACCTCCTTCACATCAAATTTGTCTAAATTAGAAGAGTTAACTTTAATATACTCATCTATAAGCTTTATTGCTTTCTCATTCTCACCTAAGCTCTTCATTAACTTAACCGTACTATTAAGATTCCTAGCTGCTATGTACTTGCTATTAGACATAAAACTTTCATACAGTGTGTCTACAACCTCGTCCTGGCCTATCGTAAAACTATTATGGTACTTATCCCAAGCTTTAGTGAATGAGTTACTTGACTCACCACGAATAATTTCTTCATTTCGCTCAGTTAATGCTTTTATGAAACTATCATTATCGAAGTAGCCGCTTTTAATAGCATCTGAAATAATCAGATCTAAGTCACTAGTATGATAATACTTATAAGACATCAATAACGTATTCCATTCCACATGAATAGGGTCTTCATTTTTAGAGCCTCCATAAGCATCTAAATCAAACCTTTTATCTCTTATAAATTCGAGAGTGGGGATTTTTTTATCGGCATCAGAACAATAATAACACCATGCAAAAAGAACCAATGAATGCATTACTTCACTTCTTAATGCCATTCTTAAATTACTCATATGAATATCAGCCATGGCATATAATAGTTCTATTTTTTTTAGAACGCGAATATTGTTTATTTGCAGGTCGTTAGCATATTTTTTTAGTTCCTCTGGTGTATTTTTTCCGAACGCTAATGATATACATTCTTCAGAGGTGGGGTGAAACTCAACTTCATAGTCTATAACTTTTTCTTTGTATTTCCTCAATTCTGACTTTCTTAGTTCATTTTCATTCAGTAGCAACACGACTTTGCATTTTCTTTGTTCCTTAAGCATTGAGGATAGTCCCAAAACATCAGTTACTGACAATCCTCGCCCTCTCCTTTCAAGATCATCTATACATATAACCGTATCCTTCAATGATATAAACGACATTCTTTCAAGCATTGGTGTAAAGCTTTTTACAAATGGAAGTGTTTTAAATGCTGCTGAGTTGCTCCTTCCAAGCTTTAATAAATTTTTCGAGGAATTTTCAATAAAGGTATCAATGTTAGCTCCCTGCCTAAATTGACTTTTATAAATGACATTCTCAAATATACTATTCTTTAGACCATCAATGGAATTTATCCCAAATAGAGACACATATGAATATTTTTGCAAGGACAGTTTGTTTTCATTTATTGCATTATTTAAGCATGCATTCCAACAATAAGTTTTACCTACCCCCCAATCCCCTTTGACAACCATAATTTCAGGTAAATCATGAGCAATGAATTTCATAATGCTTTTTTTTACAAATTCGAGTGACATAGAATTTCCTTATATGAAACTTTAATTTTATGGCTATTCATGAGGACATTCTATGACGTAGGTATGAAAATCACTTTCTACTCAATGATTTTCTGGAGTCTTGTCTTAAACTAAGCTGCGCGCAATGCTATCCCCGCCTCGCCTGCCCGCTTCATGTGTCGCTTTTCATGCAGTTGCGTGATCCAGCGCGATCCGCGCCAGGGCTGGCGCTACGGGGGTAAAAATCGCACCGGATCATCATGCAAATTCATGCACTCAATGCATGCACAGCCCAACTAGCAAAGCATGAGGTAAATATTGTGCTGATTGCGCCCCGCCTCAATCATCCTGAAAGTATGGCCGGACTGGTGCAGGATATAGCCATTCGCCTCTTCAGGCATCAATATGCCTACCCTGCTTTGCTGCTGACTGGATAAAATCCCCTCTTAATCCGTTGGCCCTTGTTCGTCATTTTCAACGCCTCGTCCAAGGCTGAAGAAAGGATCTCGCTTTTCATCACACAACCTGACAAGGATTACGAAACTGTTGCAAGCTGCTTAATCACAGCGGCGTTTTCCGGGTTGAGGTTGTTTTTCATCTCACCCGCCAATTCTGAAATCCATATCAGTGCTATTTCTTTATCTCTCGCTTGGCTCTCATAACACACACCCAGGCGGGCGATGAGTTCAATGCGTTCCAGGATCACCACGTCTTCAATTTCTTGCCGATGCACCCATTTTCTCCGTTACTATAACTGTATTTATATACAGTATTGCTAATTGATTATGATCGCGCAACCCATTATTCGAAGCTTGCCCAATCCTTAACCGGTTCATATTGCATTGATATGTCACCGAATTTCACTTTGGCGCCGCGCACCAACGCTTCCAGCTCCCAACGCTCGGCCTTAATGTTTTGTTGTGCCAGCGCTGAGTAAATCTGAGGTAATCTGTCACGCTCCGCCGGGGTTAAGCGGGCAGAAGGTGCCACAGTGCGCCCCCGATAAGCATCGCGACTGCGTTGAGATCGGTTCACCTGCGGGGTATTAGCCCTGATCCGCGCCATAACCGACCGTGCCACGGTCATGTCCTGCCAGTCAATAACGGTTTCCGGTGCATGCTCCAGCACCGCCACGTCGTCTACAGGCTCACTATCCTGCGGATTTGTTGCTTCACCGCTGCCGACCCACCCACAGTTATTGACAGGACTCCGAGGCGCGCCAGAGGCGCTTTTTAAGGTCACCCCCTCAAGGTCAACGGCTTTGGCGACAATGCGCCATTTCGTAGTGCGGGTCTCATGAATGTGCGTGCTGCCCAGGTGCGGCGCAAAAATGCCGACCACCTTCTGCACCTCTTCGTCATAGGTATTGAGTTCATCGGCCACACGGCGCGCCACACGCACGGTCTGTTCCTTGCGGGCGATATTCGCCCCACCCTGCGCCAGGATATAGGCGGCAAAGTCCCCGGCATCAGCGGCAGCTCTGACCGCTTCCACGCTGTCGTCAAACGTATCAGCCAGACTGATGGAGCGGATACGGCGGCACTCACGGTAAGCGCCCATGGAAGGCAGCCCGATAGAGTGAAACTGAGGAATGCGCCAAGTTGACGCCCAGGCAGTCACAGCGGCGGCGGTCTCGGTCAGCAGTTCCTCGGTTTCGTGGTCACGTTCACCGTCCAGGGCATAGCCATCGATATTCTTTGCGATGTACTTCGCAATATAGCCCGCCGCACCGCCTTTATTGAGGTGCTTGCAGTCAAAACGATTCTTCGCTGCGCCGCGTTCGTCGCCATCCTCGGCCATGGCATAGCGGCGCATGATGTCGATCACCTGCTGGCTCTGTTCTTTGGAGGTGAACAGCATCATGTGCCAGTGCGGGGTTGCGTCGTGATGTGGTTCAACCACGCGCACGCCATACACCTGCAGATCGTTATCTTTAAACGCGGTGCGGATCTTGCTCCACAGCTTCACCAGATAACGCTGACCGTCTTTGGGGGTGTAGGCTTCCGCATCCCAATTATGATTAAACTGCACCTTGGGGTCGGTTTTGCCGAGGGTGCGCGTCGGGTGGTATTTGGACGGCGTGGTGATGGTGATAAACAGCCCTTTGTGACCCGACTCGGCAGCGGCTTTCTCGACACCGGCAATCATCGCCATGAGCTCCATCCGGCGGATCTCCGGGTTAGAAATGCTTGCCAGCACTTTGTCGATCAGGCTGATGCGTTCGCCGGTGTCGGCGTTCTCCAGCTCACGGCTATTCAGATAATCCAGGTTCGACTGGCGGCGCGCTTTCACTTCGCGGATCGCCTGCTTGCTGGCATAGGCGGAAACACCCCGGTTCACATTGCCAACCGCAATCAGCAACGCCTCACGCCAGCGGGTGCGCTGGGCTTTGAGCTGACGTTCCCACCACTCGGCATTCACCAGCCGCGACAGGCTGGCTACCGCTGACCGCGTATCCAGTTTGCCTTTACGGTATTTGCGCCAATGCATCGGGGTGACATTGAAGGCGCGGGTCATCCCGGCAACCTGCGCATAAAACGCCGCCTGGGTGGCATCCTCCAGCAGGCCGGTATTATCACCGCCATTTTCGGCCAGAAACGCTTCGCAATACCGCTCATAGTTCTGCATCAACTGCCCGGCGATGCGGTCAGCAAAACGCTTCAGCGCTTTGTCATCCATCCCCGGTAAGCTGGCGTAGTTCTCCCGTTCTGACATAAAGCACTGCGATGCCTCGATATCCATCGCGTTCTTGTCATTCACAGTTTGGATACGCGGCCAGATACGGCGGTCAAATTGCAGCATCAGCCACTTGTTGGCCTCATGCAGCCCTCGGCTTTTCAGCAGATAGTCATGGCGAGAGAGGAACAGCGAACTGAGGAAACGCGGAAGTGCGTGGATCTTGCGTAAAACAGCTTGCCCCTGAGCGTGTTGCTCACGGGTAAGCGGTCTTACCGGCCCGGCAATCGCCGGGCGCGGTGCATTCCAGGGGTAAACATAGGCGGGTGGCGCTGGGCTCATTGAACTTTGGCACCGTTGGCGTGAGCGCAGTTACCGCAGTAACGCTCATTACAGGGGGAACAGGGATTGCCTTCGGTGCGCGGGGTCGCCTTCACCTCTCTGGCTCGGTATTGCTTACCATTGCGCAACACGATGAACGTTTCCGCGCTGTTGATGATCGACGGGTAGCTGAAGGCAATATCCTGCTGATTGACCACACGCGCTTTCCCATTACTGATGAATGACAGTTGTGATGCCATGCTGGCTCCTTAATCCTGATGAGTGTTTTTAGGACGGTGGGCACCGTGCAGATCGCTCAAGTCGGCGGCCAAAAAGTGCCCCACGGCCATCAACAGCAAACCGACTGCAATGAGATAACCGGTCATGGATTCCTCGCAATATGACGGCGCTGTGCCTCGCGGATATGCTGGCAACTCACGCAGGTCTCGACACCGAGAACCGCAACGCGGCGGGCTGGAGGGATTGGGGCGTCGCAATCTTCACAGAAGAATGCCGAGGGCATCGTGGACGATGAGCGGGCGTTGGCGATCTGCGCTTCCAGGATCAGCGCCTGACGCTCTTGTGCGATATCCATAAGATCGGCCATCAGTGCAGCTCCTGCGCGTGGTGCTCGATGGCTTCCGCCTCTTGGCGCAGCAATTCCACCGCTTCGACCGTGGTCAGGTCATTCTTTGTAATGTGCGCAGCCAGACGCACCAAGCGGGCGGCGGCCAGTTCCGCCTGATTTTTACGCTCATCCAGACGGGCGGTATTAAGCAGCACGACAATCTTGTCCTGCTCCAGTTCATTGGCGCTATCAAGGCCGATACGTTGTTGATTCATTGTGTGACTTCCTTATTTCAGGCAAAGCGATGCCCGGCGGGTTTACGCCAGAATGTCGCGGTGGGTTAATTCGTGTTTAATTCGCAATCATCATTACTGATAAATCGCGGTAAGGTTTTTGATAAATCAATCAGGTCATTCAGCGCCCAGATAATTTTCTGGCGCTCGGTATAGCTCATTTCGGCAAACGTCATTTGCACATGGCGGGCTTTCAGCTCGGCATGAAAACAGAGGGTCTTGCGGATATGCTCTGGCGATTTATCAAACGCCTCTTGTGCCAGATTCTTTTTATGTGCAAACAATTCCCGTTTAATCTGGGAAATACGCTTGAGCGCGACAGTTTTTTGACCTTCGGTTGCCAGTAACATATCAACTCCAATCAACGGCAGAACAAGCGGTGCAACAGTGGTTTCTTGTGCGCCGATGACAACCCGCGCAACAAAGGAGCCTGACAGTGCGTTGGCCGCCAGCGTTTGCCGCTCGGCAGCTCCATAAAGCCATGATCAAAATGGCGTGATGGGCTTTGGCGTTTTAACAGTGGTGCAATAGAGATAGGCATAACGTCCCCTTCAACTTAATCCCGCAACAACGCCCAGACCGCTAATCACATCAACGGTAGAGGCCAGTGCCGGGGTAGATTGGATACGGTTTTGAACGGTCAAACCGATCAGTGACAGATGGCGGATCGCGGTATTGACGCTTTCCAGCAGAGCAGACTTGCGGGACTCTGATTTGTGGTCGCCCTCTACGGCAGCCGCAGCGACAGAACCCACAGCGGCAGTTGCTTTCAGTGCATAGGTTGGGATATTCGTCGCACACACTTCATTCACCGGCACGGAAGGCAAACAGTTCAACTGTGCCAACAGTGCATCAATCAGGCTTGAATCCTCTGTAGCATCAGTAATCGCCAATAGCTCAGCACAACTCAGTTGGTGTGGTTGCTCTGGGTTTAGCTTGTTACGCAGCATCTGTGGTTTCATCTTGATCTGTTCAGCAACACGGACAAGATTTTGACGGATAGCGAATTGACGGCAGGCCATCTCAAAATGTGGATGTTTCGAAATTTCAAAATCAAACATTTCTCTCCCCTTTTGCGTCTGGCAACATCTCAAACAGCCACTAAAAATTCACATTATGAGAGTGCATTCAAAGTAAGCTTCACCATGTTGATCAGCACTTTCTCTCGTTTCCCACCGGTTCCCAGACGGTGACGGTATGAAGATAGGCGGCCATCGGCCAACATATCGTCAACCGTATTTTTCGATAACCCTGTGAGTTCACAGTATTTTTCTATGGTTACGTGGGGCGTAGGCACTGTTATTGAAATGTTTTTATGCATAGTGCAAGATCCTCTAATGACCTGTGGCGGGTCGTGGTTAGTGGTGATAAACGGTTACAATGGTGTTTATTTCCAAATTGGGAATGAATTTAATACCACAAAATGACAATGTCAAATTTAAAATTGGCAAAATGGAAGTTTATGGAATTCAATCAAGATGCGAAGGCTGCTATCGAGAGGATGGTTCAAGCTTACGGGGTCAAGACCAAACTGGCGCTGTGTGAGGCATTAGGTATTACAGCTAGCGCGCTTGCGAACAGACAGAACCGCAACGCCTTTCCTGCCGAATACGTTCTGAAATGTGCCTTGGACACTGGTGCATCAGTCCGCTGGTTGACGTATGGCCACGGCGACATGTTCGAGCAAACGGTAGTTTCCGCACCTAATGCTCTGGCAGTACCAAGCAAGAAATTGTTAGGAAGACAACTGCACACTGGTGAAACTCTTCTTCTTGATAAAGCTTTTCTACCGGGGGGGATTAAGAGCCCGCTTATAGTAATCGATGGTTCTAGTCAGTATATTTCTACTCAAATTTTTGATGAAATTTACGATGGTACTTGGCTTGTTGATATTGATGGTAATATTAGCATTCGAGAGATTGTACGTATTCCGGGAAGCAAAATTAGTGTATCCGATAAAAAAAGTTCATTTGAATGTAAAATAAATGACATAAAAATAATTGCTAAAGTTATAATGCATTGCTTATTAGTATAACTAGTCAATATTAATTAAAAACCATAGCAAGAGAGGCATTAAATGGCAGGAAATAATAAAACCGAAGAAAATAAAGCCCCCTCTGATAAAGAGTTTGATAAAGTATGTTTTATAATAATGCCTATAGCCGATGCAACTGGATATGATAGTGGTCACTTTACAAGGGTTTATAACCATTTAATAAAACCAGCGTGTGAAGAGGCGGGATTCAAACCGATAAGGGCTGATGATGTGAGCAGTTCTCATTTTATCGTTGTGGATATCCTAAAAAAAATTGTCGAATCAGACTTAGCGATTTGTGACCTTAGCGGCAGAAATCCTAATGTATTATATGAGTTAGGTTTGCGACAAGCATTTAATAAAAAAACTGTATTAATAAAAGATAACAAGACAGAAAACATATTTGATGTTCAAGGATTCCGTTATGCTCAGTATGATAGTGCCCTTCGGATCGACAATGTGAAGAGTGAAATATTAAAATTAGCAACAGCATTGAAAGAAACATATGAGGCAAACAGTGATATCAATTCTATCGTACAACTACTACAAATAGAACCAGCAAAAATAGACAATAAAACCGTGTTAACAGCAAGTGACACGGTTTTATTTAGAGCAATAGCAGATCTAAAGGAAAGTGTGGAAAGAATATCATTAGGGACAGACAAGCCAACAAGCAAAAGGAATGTTTTATTTAAAAATAAGTTATTAAAATTAGGACTATTCAACGGTGCAAAATACTATATAAAAGATAGTAACGGCACAGAATTTGGCACATTCATTGATACTGACCATGAATCCAACAGTGTTATTTTTGTAAAAAATGATGGGAGTTTACTCAGTATAGATATAAATGACCCTATGTTAACTGACATTGATGAAATTCCATTTTAATTAAAAATCTCATACTACTAAAAATGGGAATATATCATCTGACACTATATTATTTTTTGAAAACAAACATTGACCACTGTAATTGCATACAGTTAAATATACCCCATTTAAAAGAGGGGTTACAATGGCAGTTCGGAAACAAACATCCGGTAAGTGGTTATGTGAGTGCTACCCTGCTGGTCGTAAAGGCCGCAGGGTGCGTAAGCAGTTTGCAACAAAGGGTGAAGCAATCGCCTTTGAGCGTTTCACCATGGAACAGGTGGATAACAAACCGTGGCTTGGTGAGGCAGTCGATCGCCGTAGCCTAAGTGATGTTGCCAAGCTCTGGTTTAACCTGCACGGCCAATCACTAACGGCTGGCGAACGGACATACAAAAAGTTGTGCCTAGTCATAGAGGCGCTGGGCGATCCCCCTGCTACCACCTTCAGTGCAAAGGACTTTGCTCACTATCGTGATAAGCGCTTATCTGGTGAAATCCACTTTTCTGATAAGTGGAAAAATGGCGCGGAACCCGTCACCATTAACCTGGAACAAAGCTATTTGAGCGGTATGTTCAGCGAATTGGCGAGGCTTGGTGAGTGGAACCAGCCTAACCCACTAGAGAACATGCGCAAGTTCACCGTTCCTGAAAAGGAAATGGCTTGGCTAACCCACGTACAAATCACAGAACTGCTCGCCGCCTGTAAGAAAAACAACGCTGATTTAGCGTTGATCGTTGAGGTGTGTCTTAGCACCGGGGCAAGATGGCGAGAAGCGGAAAACCTCACCCGCTCACAAGTCACGCCACATAAAATTACGTTTGTTAGAACCAAAGGGAAAAAGAACCGCAGCGTGCCGATCAGCAAAGAACTTTATGAAAAGTTGCTCAAGTGCGGTGAGGGTCGTCTCTTCAGCGAGTGCTATTTTAAGTTTATGTCGGTCATCGAAGGCACCAGCATCGTGTTACCGAAAGGACAACTTACCCATGTATTGCGTCACACCTTCGCGGCTCACTTTATGATGTCTGGCGGTAACATATTGGTGCTGCAACGCATCCTCGGTCACCACGACATTAAGATGACTATGCGTTACGCTCATCTGGCACCAGAACACCTCGAAACCGCGCTACAGTTCAACCCACTGGCAACGATGCCGAGTGGCGACAAAGTGGCGGCATAG